ATGGAAAGACAAATCAATGTGTTCCCAGTGGCTAAGCTTGGCGGCATTCACGATCATGAGGACAACAATATCATAGTTGCAGTTGAACACCCGGACGGCACTGAAATGGGCTTCCTGTTGCCCCCTGAAATTGCCGATGAACTTACCGGAGCACTCATTGAACGGCCAAAGAGTGGGTTTCGTGAACTTGGATCGTTAGAAGGCTCACACCAAGATGTTGTGGATCATTCACTGGAACAAATCGAACCTGATGCCTATCAATTGCAGCTTTCTGGCGAAGATGGCGCAATTCTGACTTTTCGTCTGGGAACTCGACGATTGCGCCGAATTCGGGATGCAATGACAGCTCACATCGTTCGCCAAGAAAGAAAATCTGGTTCCCAATAGCGCTTTTAAGAGCTGAATTTTGATCCGGGCCTTTGAAGCTGGCAGCTGTTTTATGGGGCATTGTATTCACCTCTCACTATGATTGGACACCATTTGCAGGGCTTCTTTTCGTGCTTTTTTGCGAAATCGACGGTTATACCGGGACTTCCAGAACTTGGCCCCGCCGGGTTTTTTGGCCTTTGGCATGTACTTCCGCCATCTGGAAAAGCACTCATATTCATCGGCCTGTTTCAACGGTATGCGCTTCAACATGTCATTCTCCAACCAGCTTCCATTCGATCAGAAACCCCTTGAACGGCAGGCCGTGGGTTTTCTCGAACCAGGCCAACAGGGCATCCAAGTCATCAAAGCCATCGGCCTTGGCCAAAGCTTCAGCTTCGCGCACCGACAATAAGGTCTTGCGCCATGTGATGATCGATCCGGAGACCGCGCCCTTGTAGAGCCAGTGACGGCCATCAAGCTTCTGGGTGATGTGGATCGGGGTGACGGCGGTGCAAATGGCATCGGCCAGCTTGCGGCAGCTTGATGTTCTCATGCCCGTGTAGAGCTGAAGGCTTTCGCCCACGCTGCATGGTTCACCGTGGTGAAGCCCTTTGCGATTGCGCTTTCTGGGCGCGCGAATGGTATGTGGCTTCAGGCCGGTTTCCACCGGCGTGGCAAACTGCTTTTGGAAATTGAACGCAACCATTTTTACTGATCATTCAGGCTGGCAACGATCGATGCATAGATGTTGCGGGTGACTTCCGGATGTGATCCCAGTCCCACATGGGTTGCCTTCAGGGTTTTGAGGCGATGGGAACCGCTCCAACCTGGCTCAAACTGGCAGGCCGCGCGGCGGTTGCCGGTCATCCAGCGCTTCAATTTTGGATAGCCGGATGTGGCCCAGAATTCATCGACACGGGCAACATTGTGATCGACTGTCGGGAAACGTGCGGCGGTTGGATCGATCGCGCCGATATAGGCGACCTTGATGCCATTACGACTGAGCTTTTCAGCAATCTTGCAACAAGCCAGAACACCGTTGGAATGACCAACCAGAATGATCGGGCCGTCAAGCCTTCCATCATGCTTGGCCTTGATCAGGCGATCGGCAACCGACTTCCAAGAAGACCAGATGTGATGTTCCGCATCGACATCGGATGGCAGGCCATCGATCATCCGTTCGAGCGTTCGCGTTCCCTTCTGAAACGGGCGAATGATGCTTGATCCAAGACCGGAAAAAAGATGCACTTCAGCCATGATGATGTCCTTTCGCGGGTGTTCCCGCTTGTGTTTTAGTAGGTCGCTTCCACGGCCAATCCCTCATCAACCAGCATTTGATTGAAGCTCTTGGATTGGTCATCGAGCGGATAGACTTCGGCCAGCCAACGGCCATATTTGCCGGTCTTGTCTTTGTAGGTTCGGATGAAGACTTCCTTGCCCAGAATGCGGGTTTCCAACCAGGCTTTGGCCTTGAGACCTTCTTCCTTTTCCGCCTGGGTGACGCGCTTGCTAAGGCGGATTTCAGGGGCGTTGATGCCGAACAGGCGAAGCTTCACACCGCGAAGGCCGGACTTGAAACCAAGATCAATATTGGCCGTGATGGTGTCGGCGTCATAAACATCGGTAATGTGGGCGTAATACTCATACATGGATTTATCCTCGAATATTGTAGGTCATCCAGCCGAATAGCCGGACACAAAGCCAAAAGAACCAGGCAAGAGTGGTGCAAGCGAAAACCCGAAACGTGGTTGTGGTCAGACTGGCATCACGCAACATGGCTTGAAGGAATTTCCGATCGCATTCAGTCCGTGAAGGGGAACCAACGGCATAGCCTTCATCATGTTTGTCCCATGCCGCTTCCTGGAAGAATGAACTGCCAAAGCGGGTCAATGCCTTCCTGAGCCACGCGGGAAACCATGAAGGGCCGATGCCGTTAGTAACGCTCATGGCTATTCACTTGGCGCTTGTTGCTGGGCAGCTTGTGACAGGATGGTCGCGACAGCTGTAGAGCGGGTTAGACTTTCCCCAATGACATTGTCCAAGCCCTTCAGGCTGGCAGTCAGCACCGCATCGCCATCCTTGATTTGTGTCAAAGCGGCACCGGCCAAAGCGGCGATGTCTGCATCACCAGCCAGCAATTTGAGCGTATCCAGCTTAGCCTTGCGATAGTCCGCAAAACTTGTGTTGGAAGACAGGGCAACCACATCAGCCAAGGCGATGGCAATCAATAGGCCGGTGGCATCAGAGACCGTGCCTACCAGGCTGGCTGTGTCGCCGACATTGTGCGCAATGACTGAGCGCACCTGGTCACGGCCTTCAAGGGCCTTGGCTTTGGCAACCGCTTCATCGACAATGGCTTGCGGCACACCAGCCTCAAGCAAATCCGTTGTGGTCATATTGGTGTAGCCGCGACCGTCATGTTCCAGAAAATTAATCAGCATTGTTCTTTCCTCAAATGGTTGTGAGATTGGTGTTGAGCCATGGAACCGTGTTGCTGTCGGTCCCTGAACCACTGGTCAGGTTGTAAAAAAGGTTCCCGTTCAATGCCTGATCAAGCATGGTGACAGCTGCCACATTCAGCATCAGGCAATTTCCGCCGCCGATCAAAGATGTGAACTTGTTGGCCGGAATATCGATGTCGCAATAGCTGATGTTGATGACATTCGCGCCCCAAGCAGCACTTGAGCGAATGGAAGCAAAGCCGTTGTAGGCGACATATTCAGGAAGGTTGCCCCAGGTGCCATCAGCGGCAGGCATTTCAAGAGTGAGAGTGACAAACTCTATTTGCGCATTGATCAGCGCGAAATTCTCAAGGATGCGATAGGTCGTGTTTACGATTAGCTGGGATTTGCGTTCGAAAGTGACTTTGTGCCGGACAGAGCCATCACTCCAAATTCGCAAATAGCGCTGTTCAACGGTCAACGTCTCATCAACGTGGTAGTCACCTTTGAGACGCGCAATACACATGCCGCCAAGCGGCGTTCTCGACAACGCTTCGCCGATGGTCTTCAGAGGTGTATCAGGGTTACCGTCATTAGCGTCTGATCCCGACACCTGATCGATATAGGCTGTGTACATCAGCGTATTGACACGGGCATCGAAGAAATTTCCGATTTGGGTAATTCGCGATTGCGCTTGATCAGCAATTTCCTGCGGCAGGTCGAGAAGCAAACCAGCTTGGGTTTGAAGATCAGCAATGGATTGTTCGAGGCTCATGATTAGGCTCTCCACATGGTTTGAATTTCAGGGATTAGACGGGCATTTTCAGTTTCGATTGCCCGCCTTTGCAGGCGAATGATTTCGGCGGACATCTGGGCAATTGGACCAACGATCGACAGGTTCACGTTTGGCCCGGATACATTGAGGGTCAGCGAACCAGACGGAATTCCAGCCAATGCCAGATTGTAGGAAACGGCTAGCGGCACACCTGCCGTTTTGTAGGCCAGCGAAATATCGGGGTCAGCCCAGACCGCCAGAAGAGTGCCGTCATCCAGAATGAAACCCACTTCATTGATGGTGAAACTTGGCCCTTCATCGAGAAGCGCTTCCACAATGATTTCAAATGGACCGGCTTTCTCACCACCGCCGATCGGCACCCGTGCGCGCTCGCGAACCAAAGTCGTTTGATAAGTGTTTGGCGTGTAGCGATTGCCGTTGGCATCACCAAATGCGATGTGAGAAATAGCAGCATCAACGCCCGTGCTATGGGCATTAAGCAAGGCTTCCAACCCGGCATCTGTAATCTTTGGAATGAGTGCATCCATTGTCTATTTTCCTTCCCTCACGCCGCGAACTGGACGTGCATGATTTGAAGCCCTGAAAACGCGGAACCAACGCCCAGCCGTGATCGGATTGAACGCTTGCGATCTGCTTCGATTGTCTTGTGTTGAATGCCCAAAGCGGCCAGTGAATTGCCCGCGCCGATCTGATCCTGAAAACAGGTGTTTCGACCCGCTTTGATGGTTTCATGGTCGATTGTAAGGGCCGCAAAAGCGGTGCCGACACCGGCTTTATTCTTGTAGCCCGCGCCCAGGCGAAACGTGATGTCTTGTGACCAGCGTTTGGTCGCATCAATGATCTTCAGACAAGCCTTCTGAACCTTCTCATTGAGAAGCGTTTCCTGGCCTGCAAAGATGTTTTCATTGGCATAGGCCGTCACCACATGGGTGTTATGTTCAGCCTTTGGGGTTTCCTGCCACCATTGAACCCAGCGCACTTCGACGCCCAACATCCGCAATCCCAAGCGGGTGCCTTCCACATAGCCTTTCTTGGCGTGAAGCTCATATGCATGTTTGATGAAGCGGCGGACAAACTGATCCGGCAAATCGGTTGAAATGAATTCCTGCAAGGAAAATTCGCGAACCAGAAACGGCAAAAGCTTCGCATCCACCGTGTCGGCATCACTCATGATGAAAGTTTGGATATCAATTGTCTTCAGACCGCTATCCAGCGCGCGAACAAACCCAAGCTGGCGCTCATCCTTGACGCCTGGTGGAAGCAGTTGATCTGGCACGAGTGGTTTAGTCCCGGAATAATCAGTCATCTTCATCACTCACCAGATTGATTGTCAGCGAATTGATGAAGGCGAAATGGGTTGCGGCCAGGTCTTCATAGGCAAGGCCGGAAAACTCGACATGCACCACACCGCTGAAGGCCATGCAGGCTGCTTCCAAAGGACGTGGTGAGACTTGCGCACCCAAGCGACTGCTAAAGGGCGCAAAGGCGGTTCTGATTGCCGTTTCAACTAATGCCTGGTCTGGCGCTTGGCTGTTAAAGCGAATGGTGACGGTCAGGTCTTTCCCGTTGCCGGTCGCCTTGACGATCGACACATAGTCACCCATTGGGATTAGGGTTTCGGGATCGAGATGATCCAAAATGGCAGCATCAACCGCATCACTGGACACGGCTTCAATCCCATTGGCCAGCATCAATGGCGTAATCTCGATATAGCCTGGTTGAGGCTTGATGACCGCCACATCAACAATCGCGGGATTGACGGCCTTCACATGCTCCACATAGCCTTCGCGCGGGCCAGCTTTGGAAATGCGTTCAAAGGCATTGACGATGCGAAGGCGGTAACGGTCATCATCTTCCACATTGGAGCCGCCGCCGCTTGAAATGATGTTTTCGACTGATGACACGTAGGCGATCGGGTCAAGAATTTCCTTGATCTGGCCCAGCTCAAAATCATTGAAATCAACACCGGCCTTGGCCGCGATAATGTCAACTTCACCGGTCAATTCACCCGCTGGAATGACCAGCTCTTCGAGCGTCGAAAATACATAGTCATCACCGGCAGAAACGCGGGTTCCCTTGTTAATCAAAACGCTATTTGGGCGAGCTTCAGACAGTGTGAAGCGCACCCGTGAAGTGGCCGTTTGAGCGGGAAGCTTGAAGGTTGAGGCATTGGCCCCGACTTCTTCCAGATGCCGTCCAGTCGCCCAGATTGCGCGGTTCTGCAAAAAGGATGTTTGCGCCGCTTCGCCAAGCACCGAATGGGCATAGGCCATCACCTCAATGACAAACATTTCGGTTTGAGCCGGATAGAGTGTGCGACCGCTCAAGCGCTCAAACTCAGACACATAATATGCCTTGAGCTTGAACGGATCGCGCTCAATGAAATCCGGGGCGGGCGCAGATCGAAGCGCTTCCAGTGTCAAGGTTTCCGGGGCATAGGTGTGCGCAATCATCAGGCCACCCGCCTTGCCTGCGCACTGTCGCTGCCAGCAAAGCTGACTTCAGTAACGCGAAGATCATCCAGAACACTTTCGACTGGACGCCAAAAGACCTTGGTCGAGAAATGGGAATAGGCCGTCTTTTCAACCGTCACATCCTGAACCACGATGCGTGGCTCCCACATGGTCAGCGCATCCCAGATGACGCGGGTCAGATTGGGAATGGCTTCATCAGGATGGCGGTCGATGAATGGGGTGATATCGCACCCTTTTTCCGGTTCGGTTGGAACCGTGCCAAGAGGCGTTAAAATCAGATTGCCGATCGCCTGATCCAGATCATCAACAGCGGTGACGATCTCACCCCAGAACGGGCGCACTTCACGGGTCTGCGGATCGGCTCTTCCAACCCTCAATGACCAATGTTGAAAAGGAATGGCGTTTCGGTTTTGCATGGGCCGACTATGCCCACGCCAAGGTAACAAAAAAGGCGGACATTGTCCGCCTCGTTGATCCTCACTTGGATGCCGTCACCATAGCCACGAAATGTTCAGGACGCAAGTATCTGATCTGGACTATTCCGGTTCGCCTGTAACCGGCGTTCCCGATGGCGGATGAATGTGCTTGTGATCATGGCCGACATTTTTGCCATTGTTGGTCAGCTTGCCGCCCTGGGATGTGGTGATCTCACCACCGGCTTCAATCGTCACATCACCACCCGCCTTCAGGTTGATATTACCGGTAATGTCAGCGATCAGATTGGAGCCATCAATGTGCAAGGTTCCGAATGGCCCTGTCAGGGTGATGTGTTCATTGGCATCGGATGGTGGTGTATCCTTGTCATTGTATTTGGAGCCGACCACACACCCATCTTCGCCCTTGGCATCCATCATGCACCAAACTTCATCATCCTGATTTGGCATCATGAACGATTTCACCGAACCGGATGAGCGGGAAAGCACATCGACCCACATGGAAACGGTCTCATCCTCATCATCGAAATTAACCTTGACCTTCATCTTCTTCGGGTCTCGATCGACAACGATGCCACGCTTGGTCACATTGTTCTGGTGATATTCACCACTGCTTCTCATGGTGCTTTCCTTTCTGGCCCTTCGCTGCGCTTCGCTGGCTTTGGGCGTTCACTGGAACAACAGGACGTTTAGTCCTGTTGTCTATTTCCCGTTCACCCTCGCGCGTCCACAAATTCCCCAGAACATGTGTAGCCATCCCGCGTCATGGAATGGGTCGCTTTTTCGAAAAGCCGCTTGCCAGAATATTGACCGAACCCGACCAGTTCAAACGTGTTGCCTGCAATGACATTCACATTGCCGACCAGCTCCACTGTGCCGGAATTGCTCTTGCGGTTCTTGTAATGAAGTTCTGACTTGGCCCGTGCCTGGGCATGGGTTTTGCTTTCCATTCGTTCACCGGCAACCTTCAATTCATCGCCGGTCTTGATCTCGCTGTCTTCTTCTTCATAGCGTGTCGTCTCTTTCTTCTTCTGATCGAGATAAGACACTTTTGCCTTTGAATAGGTGTCAGCGGTTTGTTGCTTCAGTGAATAGGACAACAGTTGCCGATCGCCGTGAAAGATAGCCAAAGCCGGTCCACGCCCATCGACAGACTGGAAGTTGGTGAAAATAGCTTGGTTGCCTTTCACCGTGAAATAGTGGCCGGTCTCTTCTGCAAGACGTGTAAGAAATTCCAGATCGCGTTCGCGGCGTTGCGTCACCCGCTCAAAGAACAGATCATCGATCTGACCTTCAATCGAAAGTCCGTTCTGGCCCGCCACCTGGTTCACTATCGCCTGAAGCTTTTGCTTCTCAAACGCCTTGGTGTTTTCGGTTCTCAGTTTTTTGGTGATCGGCGCGGCCAGCCCGCGAATGGTCATGGTGTCGCCATCGCGCGATCCGGACGCTTCTGGTTCATCCAGCTCGAATTCACCGCATGGCAACACGCCGCCAACACCATCGAAAATGGTCAGCTGCATGATGTCGCCTGGTTCCGGTTTCCAGGAACCTTTCCATCTCCCATCCTTGTCCTGGACTTCGACATCAATTTCATCGACTTCGCCGTGATGGTGATCGGTGTAGCCACACGATATCAGCATGGGTGCCAACTCACTTGAGATATCGACACCTTTATAGATCAGCTGGAAGTAGGGTGATGGAAGGCTGCTCATTTCGAATGCATCCACTTCAAATGATTTCGGCCATAAACAACCCATAGGGCGATGTTCATGGGGATCAGACCCCAAGACTGACTGGCGAGGATCCAAACGAGCCATAGGGCTTGGTTACCCAAACCGATTGCCCACGCCCACTTGGTTTGATTTCCGGCCAAGATGGTCATGTAGATTGTTAGTGCGCTGAGAAGCCACGGCAGGTAGGCAACGATGAAATGGGTCATGCACCCGCCTCATAGGTTGGCGTGGCGCGTTTCCAAGGCGGCAAATTGCTTTCATCAATTTCACTGTCATCAATGACCGGCACCTTCAGCACCATGCCAGATGGCAAGATCATTGGCGGCACGATCAAGGGATCAACAAACAGATCGCGATTGGCTTCCAGAAGAATGGTTTGCTTGTGCTGATCTCCATAGTAGCGATAGGCCAACAAATCCCAGCGATCGCCGTCAATCGTGTGGTGTTCGAAATAACCGTTAGAATTTGCCATTATCTAACGCCTCACATTTGGATTGCCGCTGGCGCGGGATCGAACGGCAGGCGCACGGCCACGGGCGATCGAACTGATAAGACCAAGCAAACTGATGACTGGGCTTTCCTTCAATCCGATCGACGCTTCGACCCGAACAACGCCACCGCGCCGGTTTGTCTTCACAACACCGATCGACAGACTTTCGACCACATAGCGTTTGTTCAGATAGACACCATTACCGAACATCAGTGGCAAAGGTGTCTTGAGCGCAAAGGCTGCTTCAAGTTTGGCCAGTTCAGATGCGGGATTGCAGAACTCTTCAGAGAAGAAGAAAGCAAAGTTCTGAAGGTCCAATTCAGCCCCGATGTCATGCAGCACCGGTTTACCACGGGTGACCGCATATTCAGCAAAGGTGTTTTGGCGTTCGATATCCTGATGCACTGGCCCGGTCAGAGCATTGGAACCAAGAGGAATAGAACCAAACCAGATCGTGATCATTAGTGCTTCCTCCTACTTTCGCGGCGTACTTCATCATCCACCATGCGCTTGATCTCGCGCTTGTGTTCCTGAAGCATTTTCTTGAAGTTGCCTTCAGCGGATTTGGCATCACCTGACAGGTTAATGGTTGGATTGTAGTTGATGATTGTCTGGCCACTATTCGTGGTCCCGGAAGCAGATGCTGCTTCACCAGCTGCCGTCACTGAACGCGCGGAGTTTGCCACCGGCAAAGCTGATTGTGCCGTCACATTTGGCATTGCATTTGCGCCAACTGCAATCGGTGTCGCCGCCATCATGGTGGCAGCGGCGGCAGTGCGCATGGCCCGCACCATTGGATCGGCTTTGATGGAAGCTGCAATTGTCTCACCGAATTTCAGGCGATGAATGTCAGACAGTGGCCCAATCTTGGCAGGGGATGATGGCAAATGATTGCGCACTTGCTGCATGGTTGCCCGTATTTGATCCACCACCACCTGGGCGCGGGCGCGCATACCAGCGGCAAGTGTATCCATCATGCGAACACCGTGATGGTGGAATGAAACACCAGACAAGAACGCTTGCGCGCGGGCAACACTTTGCTTGACCGCATCCAATAGGCCGGATGCTTGTGCAATCAATTTGGATATTGACGATGAAACACCCGACATGTCGACAGATCGGGCATTCATCAGCGCACCTTGTAGCTTATTGGCCGCTGCCGTTGCCCGTTCAATAGATGCCGGATCACGCGCCGCGATATCAACCGCCGCTTCATCAGAAAAAACGCTTTTGAGCTTGTTCCAGGCAACACCGGCCATTTCGGCGGCTTCACTGAGATAGCCACCGATCTTGCCCGGAATGCCACCAAAGGTTCGATCAAGTGCTTCGAGTGGTGACCAGTCGAACAGTGATTTGATGGTTTCCCAGGTTGCGGTGATGGCACTGATGTCAAGTGTTGGTAAGCTCCAAGAAGCGAAATCAGGTGTCCATGCACTGAATATGGATTTGGCCTTTTGCCATGCGCTTTCCAGGGCGGTTGTGTCGAGCGTAGGCAAAGACCAATCACCGAAATCTGGCACCCATCCTGTAAACAAGGATTTGGTTTTCTGCCATGCAGCTTCTAAAGATGATGTGTCCAAGGTAGGCAATGACCAGCCTGATAGATCGGGAAAGAAACTCGACCAATCAATCGGGTCACCTGTGAATAAAGACAGCACATTATCAATTGCGGTGATGACAAGTTCCAAACCACCCAAAACGACATCAAATGTGAAGCCAGCAATTTTTCCAAGTGCGGTTGCCACTGTATTGAGAGTTTTTCCGCTACCTTCCGGAAGCAAGCCAGCAATTTTCGACCCGATCTGGCCGATCTTGTCAAAGACGCTTTGCAACTTGCCGCCAATCGCACCCAGCCGACTTGTTATCGGTTCAAGATATGTCGAAAAACCCGATGATATTCCACTCCACAATTCACTGAAGAATGTGGTTGCGCCTGCCCATGAAGCTTTAATCGTTTCCCATCCATTGCTTGCAGCCGCCAGCCAACCGTCTTCAGGCGTGATGGATGCCCAAATGTTGGAAAAGAATGCGCCGGCATCAGACCAAGCATTCTTGACCCCGGCCATGCCTTGTTCGGCATAACCGGCGATATTGCTCCATATCCCGGAAACAAAATCGCTCACATATTGCCAAGATTGAGAAAACCAGTCGAATACCGGACCCCAATCATCAACCAGAAGATAAGCCAGACCAGCAATGGCCGCGATTGCAAGACCAATTGGATTGGCGACCAAGGCTGCACCCAATAGAGCAACACCCTTTGCTATCATGATCAACCCGGTTGCTGTGGCAACCAATGTTGGTGCAAAGACGATTGCACCCAAGGCAATGGCCAGATTGTCCCAACCACCAGCCCATTCAGCCGCCTTACCCAGAAAGTCGCCGACCTGACGGCCTATTTCCACAATGCGGGTCGCCATCGTCCAGGCACTTTCAAGCGCCGTTTGAATGGAATTTCCGATCTTTGTCGCCCACTCCTGAAGTGTGCCATCGGCTTTCATCTGATCAATGACATCAAGGATTGATCTGAGCTTTCCCTTCATCCACTCAAACAGCCCGGCATTCATGATCATGGTCTGAAATTGCTGCCAATGATCGGCCATATTTGATGTCATGCCCGTCCAGGTCTTTGACATTTTGTCGGAAGCGCCCGCCGCGCGTTCACCCATAAGGGTGATCAGGTCTTGGATAGCATCACGGCCCAACTGGCCTTTGGACGCCATTTTTTGAAGCTGTTCAGCCGTTTTCCCGTATTTCTGGCCAAGCATATCCCAGACAGGAACGCCGCGTTCAATAAGCTGTAAAGCTTCCTCCCCCTGAAGTTTGCCCTTGGTCCAGGCTTGGCCCAGCGCAAGCGTTAGCCCTGACAAATGATCCGCGCCTTTACCAGACATTGCCATCGTATCGACAAGCGCCTGCATTGTGCCATTTGTAGGATCAAGCCCGAAGGTTCTAAGAGAAGCGAAACTTTCAACCACCTGATCCAACTCAAGTGGTGTTTTGGTGGCAAAATTTGTAATCCAGTTCATTGCCTTTTCGGCACCAGCTGAAGAACCTTCCAAAGCGGTCAACTGAACCTGAAAATTCTCGAACTGCGATCCGATATCCACCATCGATCCCGCTGCCAAAGCAGCCGATCCGTAGATTGAGGCCATAATGCCAGTGGCAACCGCCACACCGCGACCGATTTTGCCAGCACCACTTTTGATGCTGCCAAACCCATTTTTGGCCAACGCAAGTGTTTTCTGGTGAAGGGCCTTTATCGCACGGCCAGCTTTTTGCGCACCTCGACTAACAGTTCGAAATGCGGCACCGGAAGACCGCTTGAGTGCATTCATGGACCGATTTAGAGCGCTGTTGCTTCGCTCGGTCTTTGCTGTAGCACGAGCCGCCTTGGCGCTGTTACCCTTGACGGCAGCTGCCGCTTTTTTCTCAGTCGCCATGATCTTTTTCATGACTTTAGATGCCTTATCGACACCTTCAAAAATCATGGAAAACTTCATGGTCTGTTACCTCGTTTTAGTTTTTGCAGCTTCCTTTTCGGCCTCAGCTCTTGCCTTGTCGAACTCGATACGGCTCTCCAACAAAAACAAGAACTCTTCCTCACCCATTGCGTTCAACGTCTCATGGTCAAACCCTTTTTCGACCATGAAGACGTGATCCTGGGGATGGCTTAGTGTAAGGCCGTTTGATCCTCTGGGTCGTTTCCCACTTCATCCTCGTCATCATCGCCGAAGATCGAAGCAACCATGAACATTATGTCACGGGCGTCACAAAGTTCGCGAAGGTCAGCGATAGTCAGTTGTTCACCTTCAAAACGGACGGTTGCCGCAATGAACGCCAGCTGGGCATTCGCCACATCACCCTTGGCTTGACGTTGAGCTTTCATCCATGCCCCATGATTAATGACCTGGGGAATGGTGATTTTGACCTTGGAGCGGGGCAGAACCTTTTCATCGGTTCCGGCATTTTCCTTTTCGGCCATGAACTTGGCTTTTACACCGGTCATTTCAGTTTTCTTTTTGTTGGACACAGTTATCGTTCCTTTCGTTTGTGTGGCAGATTATGCCGTCACATGTTTGACCGCCCACATGACGGCCTCTTTAATTTTGGTTTTTGCAATGGAGAGTTCGCGGCTTGCTTTGCGCTGATCCGGCTAAGTTCCGCCTACCTCATCAATCAAATCAAGGAACTCTTGCCCCTTTTCCTTGAGCGCGGACATTTGTGCTTTTTCCACATCATTCAGGACGCGGTAGTTTTGGCGAAGGGTATTGTTTACAACCCGCTGATCGTCTTCGCTCGCAACCATTTCTTCAGACATGCTTCATGCTCCCGGAAATGCAATTTTCCAGAGCATCATACGCGCGCGCGAAATCCTTCAAGGCGGACATTGTCCGTCTTGAAGGTTATTTTTCGGGGATTTGGTGTTTACCTATACTGGCCAGACATTTTCACCGTTTACATTGTAGATGCCTGAGAAGACATCAAACTCAATGATCGGGGTTGCCTCACCATAGACCTTCTGAACAAAGGAATGGATTGAGATGTCATGTTCGCTGGCCATTTGTTCGCCCAGCTTGCCGGTGCGGCCACCGGTCTTCATGAGGTTGAAGCCCACATGAGTGACCAGGGTGTGTGACTTTTCAGCATTTAGCCCTTCAGCATCAAAGATGTCGACATAGGAATGCATCTGGATTTTGTTGACCTTTGTCGGGTTCATCATCATCCGTTCAACTTCCTCATCCAGCCATTCAAAGCCGATCTTGCCTTCAATGGCCTGAACCGGGCGTCCAGGAAGCTTCAACACACCGATCATGCCCAGGGCGGAATGTTCCACTTCCTGGTGACCGATCTCACCCATGTCGAATTCAGCGACACGGCCCTTCACATCATTGCTGTTCAGGTAAAGATCAGCATTGGTGATTTGTCCAATTTTCTGAACCATCTTGTCTTTTCCTTTCTGTCTTTACCGCTTAGGCCGCAAGTGCCAGGGCATCGTTGATGAACTTGGTGTCGACATAAGAATGCGTGGTCAAACGCTCCATCACTGATGTTGGATGACACTCAAGCGTGTAGTGGAAGCGACCATCGGCAATCTGTTCAGCCGTGTTTTTCTGACGATCAAACCGGTAGGTGCCACCATAAAGGACACCATCGGCAACCTTGGTGCGAAGATAGGCGTTCACACCCTCTTCCAAAGCCTCAACGTTGGCAGGTGTTCCCAGGCGGTCGCCATACTGCATGTTGAAGAAGATGATCGCATCGTGCAGCTGATCGAGAATGCGGCGCGCATGAATGAAATTCTCCACATGGCTGGAAGTCGGGAAAGCCGCTGAGCGGTTACCGAATGTCCGGAAGCCGGTTGCAAAGGATCGCATTGCCGTCACGATGCCAGCCTCATTGAGGAAGTTGGTATCGTTCTGATAATCGGATGGATAGAAGTTGATATCGACTTCCGTTCCGATCGCACGTTTGATCTCACGGTTGGACATTGAATGGTGGTAGCCATAACGTTGATCGGTATCGATTAGGACGCCAACCACATTCTGTGACAATGGATCAAGGCGTTCACCGCCATTCACCTTGTCTTCAACCTTGATGTTCGGATAGCAAAGCACTGTCCGTGCACTTGAGGTGTTGGCATTCACAACACCAGCCGTGCCACGCGCTTCAACCGCTTGCTGTTTTGTCAGGCCGATCGGCAGATCACAGAAAGCGATCGCATTGAGCTTGTGGGCAAGCTGATCCATTTGAACCCGGACAGCTGGATCACTGGACTGGGCTGACAGGAAGTTCTTCGGGAAGTAGCCAAAACGGTTGTAGCATTCAAGCGAACCAAAGAGGCCGGTTGCCAAGCCACTCGCGTCGATCGCGCCATTGATTTCAGCAACGCTCACATCACCAACACCACCCACATGGGTGTCTGGGTCAAACACATTGTTGACAATGATAGTGCCGCCATCGGCTTCATCAAAGATCGCATCCAGCGCTTGCGGGATGGTGAAGCCATCCATTTCAGGGCCGAATTGTGCGGCCTCTTGGCGGGTGCGCACGATCTTGCGCTTGTTGATATAGTCAGCGCGTTTTTCCGCCGTGTCATGCACTTCACCGATTGGAGCTGTGCCGTTGACATAAGTCACCGCTGATTTGACATCGCGGACAACGGTAACGCCGTCCTTATGTTCGATGACTTCAGGGCCGTGATGAAAATTCGTGGTCATGATTGTTTCCCTTTTGCATCGTTGGTCTGTTTCGTGTTTTCAGTCGCATCGCCTTCAGTCGATGCGCTGGACTTGGTTGTCGACTTCGAGGTCGCCACCTTTGAGGCAGCTTGGGTCTTGCTCTTCACCAGAAGTTTGTGAGCGATCAGGTTTTTGACCTGGGGATGGTTCTCATCCAGATCGGAGTAAGTCTTTCCGGTGACCAGCGGTTGCGACTTGTCCTTGGAAAGGAACAAAGTGCTGGATGGGCCGGTGTAAGTGAATTCTGACATGCGGGTCTCCTAGATGTTGTTTCCACGCCCTGGGATGGCCTCATCAATCACCGGGCGCATTAATGGCGCTTGGCGTTGACGATCCTGGGCGACTGCCGGGGCATTGAGGCCGATCACGATTTCAAAACGCCATTGGCCTTTGTCTTCGCGCACAAGGCCATCGCGAACGATTTCAGCGGGGCCAGCACCTTCAAAGCTTTCCCCCTGAAGCGCACGGCGCACATCTTCCAATGTGCCATAGGCACCGCCGTCACCACGCAAGGCACGGGTTAGAAGCACGATCGCGAAATTCATGCGGCGCATTTGCGAAGGATTGGCTGGGCCGGATCGGGGCTGATATTGCGATGCCGTATAATGAACCAGAAGCGCGGCCTTCAGACCGGCAAAGTCATAGTTTTCCGTATCAGCTGGAAAGCTTTCAACTTTCACCGAACCGTCAACACCTGATTTGAGGGTTTCGACAATGGCGTCTTCCACCTTCTCAATGAAAGATGGCGGACGGGACTTGGTGATCGGTGTGACAGCGTTCATGATACATACCCATCTAAAGCTTGTGCGGCGCGGGGCGACTGCAAAGAAGCGCGAACTTGACCGGCTGGCGATGTATCTGCCGAACCGTCATCCACACCTTCATCAAAGGGAACATTGACCAGGCCGCGTGACGCATCCTTTAGCCACTTCATGGCATCGTCATAGCGAATGCGGACTTCTTCAGTGACCGCGTTACGATCGCCAGATCGGGCGCGCAAACGATAACGGACAATGTCACAGGCAAAGCCGCGAATGAGTTCGGGAACCTGGGCAGCGGTCAAAGTGGCAACTACTGGATAACGCTTGGCCAGATAACCACCGATTAAATCATTTGTGAACTCAATCTGGGAATTGATCTTGCCTTCATCCAGCGTTCGACCTTCAGGTGTATTATGCGACCCAAAACCTGCCACCTGAGCCAATTCTTCATGGCCAGGGTAGTCAAGCAGATCATCAAGGGTCACATAATCAGTCATTAGGTCAGTTGCCCTTACGACACTGGTTGCGTTTCGTTTTCGATTTCAGCCAGAACCGCATCAATGTCTTTGCGCTTCACACCACGGGCATTGCTTTCGAGAAGCTTGCCAATGCCAGCCATGTTCATGGATTTGATGTCGTTACCCGCCTCAATGAGGTCTGAAATGGCTTGCTTAAGATCGAAGTCTGAACCTTGGTCATCTTCATCATCGGTTGGGATGTCAGCATCAATCACGCCGGACTTCACCAATGAGGCAATTTCGCCTTCATCGAATTCCAGTTCGGTGCCGACAGGATGGGTTTTGCCATCCTGCTCCACCGGCATTTTGATCGGGAACTTAGCCATTAGACCGCCCCTTTGATCAGGAAGCCCGCATCGTTACCGGCCAAGATAACTTGGCGTTCGGTTGTTGTCGGGTAGACCCAGCTCGAATTGCGGTTTTCGTAATAGGGTTGCATGACTTGTGGGTAGCCGTTCAGCTCATAGGTGTAGCCGAAGCTTGGCACCATGAAATTGCCCTGGTTTGCTTGTGGGACAAATGCGAGAAGCGCATCATCACCCCAAACATCAATCGCCTGATCATCATCAGTGCTGTTCTCAGGCAGATAAACCGCTTTACCAACAACAACCTTTTCAAGATCAAAATACTTGGCCAGCATTTCAACAGTGACACTATCGGAGCTGGTATATTTGAATTGCTCTTTGATCTTGGGATGCTCAGAAAGCGCATTGAACACGTTCGCGCCGATTTCAAGCATGTTGGGATAGCGACCAATCTGGCGACGGACAGCTTCCTTACCGGCCTT